GTAGCTAACAGACTACCCGGATTTAGAAACATGCTACCAGATCAGATAGATATATGGACTGGTAATGCACTGAACGACATTGACAACCCAGTACTACGTGCACTTAATGCACTGAGTCCTATCAAGGTCAGTGGTACAAACGAGCCATGGCGTGTATTCTTACGTGATATACGTTATGATGGTCTTAGCATGCTGAAGATGGATAGTACTGGATCATACGAATGGAAGCCAGAAGATAGAGAACAGATAAATAAATACATAGGTGAACAAAACTTATCTAAACAAGTTGAACGCCTAATGAATAATAAAAGGTATCAGAAAGAGATTAAAGCTTTACGTGACTTTAGACGATCTAGAATCAGAAGAGCTGACGATAGAATTAAACTCAGAACTGAATTACTACCTATACACCAAGAGCTAAACATGATAATACGTGAAGCTCAAAAACTTGCAGAGGCTAGATACCTTAGTGAGAATCCTAATATTGAACAGTCTATTATCAACGCTCAACTTGCAAGAGAAGAGATGAAAGTTGGTAACGTAGACGAAGCCGCCAATTTACAATCGAGGGATCAAGAAACACGCAAACTAATTAATTACGGTAACTAAAGCACATGGCTGTTACACAAGACTCTTATACGGGTAATGGATCACGAGTCTCTTACCCCTTTACATTTCCATATCTTAAGGCATCAGACGTTAAGGCGTCTATAGATGCGGTTGACACAACGGCTTTCACCTTAACCAATGCGACAACCTTACAATTTAATACTCCTCCGGCTAACGGAGCCAAAATCAAAATATTTAGAGAGACAGGTATTGACAGCCTATCAGCTACATTCTATGCTGGTTCAGCTATAAAATCAGAAGATCTTAACGACAACTTTACACAGAACTTATACGTTACACAGGAAGTTAATGGTCGTTATATCAGTGCTCTCGGTGGTACTATGACCGGTAATCTTAACTTAGGTGAAGATGTCGACTTAGTATTTGAAGGAGCTAATGATAATAATAATGAAACAACATTAACAGTAGCTGATCCTTCACAAGATAATACTATAACATTACCTGACGTAACAGGTACAGTTATAACAACCGGAGATACTGGAACCGTCACATCAACTATGATAGCTGACGGAACAGTAACTTCTACAGATATTGCAGACGGAACTATAGTCAATGCTGACATCAATGCGTCAGCAGCTATAGATGGTACGAAGGTTGATCCTAACTTTGGTAGTCAAAATATACAGACTACAGGTACTATCAATAACCTGACTACAACTGAATTAGCAATATTAGATGATGCTACTGTAACCACATCAGAGCTAAACATACTTGACGGTGTAACTGCTACAACAGCAGAAATAAACATACTAGATGGTGTGACAGCAACTACAGGCGAAATCAACAAACTTGATGGAGTCACAGCAGATACAGCAGAGTTAAATATACTTGATGGTGTAACTGCATCCACTGCTGAAATAAATAAATTAGATGGTGTCACAGCTGACACTACAGAATTAAATTTGCTAGACGGTGTAACAGCATCTACAGCAGAAATCAATTATGTTGATGGAGTGAGTAGCTCTATACAACCACAGCTAGACGGTAAGCAACCACTAGACTCTGAGCTTACAGAGCTTGGTACAATGGGTAGTGGTACTGCTAGTGCCTTAGCTGACTTAACACAAGCTGAAGTAGAAGTGCTTGACGGTGTTACTGCATCTACAACTGAGCTTAACTTACTAGATGGTAAGAGCATAGTTACAACGATTGGTGGTAGTGCAACTGATGTACAGATACCATCAGCTCAAGCTGTCAATGAGCGTATTGTAGAAGTCGTAACAGAGGTAGGTGGTTTCGTACCTATACCTAACGAAAACAACTTCCCAGACACCAACCCTGACATCAATGATGGAGCTGGTACTATTGTCAGTATCAAAGCTTTGGCAGCTAACCTTACTGCTAACGGCAGTGGAGTAGCTACTATAGCTAATGGTAACGTCAGCAGCAATGCTACAATTACTATTAATGGTCTTACAGCTGGTTCTACACTTAGTGCTGGCTTAGGTGTATTAGTAGAAACAACATCTACATTACATACCTACGTATTTCACAGAGTTGTTGTAGACTCTACAGGTGTAAGTAATGCACAAACACTTGTAAGTGACTTTAACGACAGATATCAGATTAGTGCTAGTGCACCTAGTTCACATCCTGACGGTTCAGCCCTAGGAGACGGAGACCTATGGTTTGATACATCTACAAATATAATGAAGGTGTATGACTTAGGTAACACACAGTATGATGCTGTAACCTCTGTTGGAGACTTTAAATTATTAACAGTTGTACCTGACGGAGCTACATCAGGCACACCTACATTTGATAGTACTATTGTATCATACGATTTAAGAGACGGTAGTGTAGCTGCTAACGTAACAAGCGTTGGTCAGCTTATAGTCAGTCTTAATGGTGTTATACAGAAACCAAATGCTGGGTCATACAATGCAAGTAACGAAGGATTTTACCTAGAAGGTAACAACGGAATCAAATTCTGTACAGCTCCAGTAGCTGGATCTAGCTTATTTGTAACTTTGATTGGTGCAGCTACAGCGATAGGTACACCTAGTGATAACACAGTAACAGAAGCTAAATTAACATCTGATGCTGTAAGTGAAGCTAAATTAAAGGTAAGTAATAGTCCAGTAAATGGATACTTCTTACAAGCTCAATCTGGTAATACTGGTGGTCTAACATGGGCTAACGTAGATTTAACAGCATTGAGTGCATCTAATCTAACATCTGGAACTATACCTAATGCTAGATTCCCTGCAACATTACCAGCAGCTAGCGGAGCTAACTTAACTAACTTACCATCTGCTAACTTAACTGGTGCACTGCCTGCTATAGATGGGTCGAATCTAACAGGTTTACAAGCTGGTGCGACTGGAGGTAACTCTGGAGCTAACGCAGTATTCTGGTGTAACGAACAGACTGTTACCCATGACTATGCTATTCCCAGTGGTAAAAATGCTGGTTCATTTGGACCAATAACAATAAACAGCGGAGTAACTGTTACAGTTGCGTCCGGTAGAACTTGGACAATAGTATAATGTCAGTAACAATAAACGGAAACGGTACAATAACTGGTTATGATCCAGTACCAAACGGGTCAATCACAACTGCTAAATTAGCAAACAATGCAGTAGATCATACAAAAACAACTGGATTACAACGTAGAATCCAAACTGGTCCAAACGCTTTACCTAGTGCTTCTAGTTTTACTCATACAGTAACTACTGGTGTTAAAAAAATAGAAATATGGATTCAAGATGCTAGTGCTGGTGACTCTGATATGCGTATTCAATTAACAGATTCTAGTTTACAAACAAGTGGATATGGATATTCTGCTGGTTTTATTAGGTCTAATGGAACAGGTGGAGCAGTGTCTAGAACTACTGGATTTAGAACATATGGATTTGATTCTGATTCTTATAATATATCTGGATGCTGGACATTACGAAATCCACATGGTAATACATGGATTGCACAACATCAATTTTGGGGTAGTGCAGCTGATGACCACGATTTTTATGGTGTTGGACGTAAAACACTTAGTGGAACTTTAACATCATTTACTCTTAATTGCGATAGTGGATCATTTGATAATGGTAATTATACAATAATAGAAACAATGGGAGACGATTGATGAGTATAAAATTAAACGCACAGTCTGGAGGGTCGGTTGCACTCGACGCTCCGACTCAAACAACAGGAAGTGCAGATAATGTATATAAGCTACCTGTAGCTGATGGTTCAGCTGGACAGGTGTTACAGACAAATGGGTCTGGTGTTCTTAGTTGGGTCTCATTGCCTACTGGTGGTCTAGATATGGTTGATGTATGGGATCTAAACCACGTTGCTACAATGGGTTCTGGATCAATTATTTACTTAGGTAATTCATCAACTTATAGTGGTGGTACTGCTGCTTGGACTAGAGCTACTTGGAACGGAACTATAGGTTCTGCTATGACAGTAAGTAATGAAGTTTTTACATTCCCATCTACAGGTATCTATGAAATGCAATATACCTTGTCAACATGGAATCAATCAAATACGCAAAATGCTTATATATTTGCAAGAATCTATACAACTACAAATAATGGCACAAACTGGTACAACAGATCTTCTGATGGTAATAATGCAATAGCAAGAAATGCTACTGTATATACTCATTGTAAGGCTTCTTATATTTTTGATGTAACTGATATTTCAAACTATAAAGTTAAATTTGCAGCACAAGCCGAAAATGGTGCAACCGTAAATGGTGATGCAAGTGCAGATAATAACCTTTATACTTATGTAATATTTAAAAGGTTAGGAGACACATAATGAGCACAATAAAAACAAACCAGCTTGCACACACAGCTAACGGTGCAAGTGTATTTACACTACCTACATCAGATGGTAGCAGTAATCAATTTATAAAAACTGATGGTTCGGGAAATTTATCGTTTGGTACTGTAACTGACAACAATACTTGGGTAAAACTATCTTCTACAACAATTTCTAGTAATGTTTCTGATGTAACTTTTACTAATTCAATTACAGGTGCTTTCGATACTTATAATATGTACGCAATAGTCTTTACTCAACTACAACCTACGAATGATGGTGTTGAGTTAAGAATGAGAATACAAGAGGGTGGCAGTACAGACACTGGCAATAATTATAGATTTAGAGTGTTTAGCATGGACGGAGATCGCAGCGGGACAGATCAAAATCATTTAAGAATGACTGTTAATGCGATAGGAAACGACACAAGCGGTAGTGCAGTTCTTACTGATGCTAATGGGATAATTTACATGACAAATTTTGTGGCTAACAGAGTATGGAGATATCATGGATTTAACATGTTTGGAAATAACTCTCAAGATAAAAATTTTGATATGTTTGGTGGTGGTATAAGTAGTACAAATGAAACAACTGGGGTGCTTGTATATCCTGAGTCTGGCTCTTGGGCTAGTGGCACATTAACTTTATATGGGATAGCACAATGACACGTTACCACAACATTAATGGCAAATTAATTGCTTTTACAGCCGAAGAAGAGACAGCAAGAGATGCGGAAGAGGCTGCTTCAGTTGTAGAAAAAGCTGCAACCGAATATATAAGAAGTAGAGAAGCAGAATACCCTAGCGTGGTCGATCAGCTAGACCAAATGTATCATTTTGGTTTCCAAGCATGGAAGGATGAAATTCAAAAAATTAAAGAAAAATATCCGAAACCATAATGGCATTAACAAAAGTAACCTCAGCTAGTATCACAGATGCTACAGTCGTCAATGCTGATATAGCAGACGACACAATAAAGGAAGTAAAACTGGATGTAAGTAACGCACCTAGTGCGGGTACATTTCTTCAGTACAAAGACAACAGTGATCAGTTAACTTGGGCACAAGCGTCTTCTCCAGAAGTGTATGGTTTTAACACAGACGCTAACGGAAACTTAATAGTCACCACTACAAACGGTGGTGCAGATAACATCTCAGGTGCGACTTATGCAGCATTTGAAGATGTTATTTTTGCAGCTACAGGTTTTACCTTTAGCGTAAACACAGACGGAAAATTAATCGCAACAATTTAAAATGGCAACATTAGATCTTGGCAAGATAAAACTTGTCAACAAAGGTACGTGGGCTAGTGGTACAACTTATACTGCTGACGACCTCGTACAATATACAGATGGTGGCATACTTTCTACTTATATATGTGTAGTAGCAAGTTCTCAAGGTCATACACCATCATCAAGTGGTACAACACATGCAAGTTGGAACTTTCTAGCAAAAGGTATAGTAGACCCTATACCAAGTCAATCTGGTAACTCAGGTAAAGCACTTGTTACTAATGGATCAGCAGTATCTTGGGGTACTGCCGGTAAGATTCTTCAAGTAGTGCAAGAACATGATAGTAGCTTTCAAAGATTACAAACTAGCTCTACTACATTTGTAGGAAGTACTCATAAAGTTACAATTACTCCAACAGCAGCAAATAGTAAAATACTTGTAGACATGAGATTTATCAATAATAATAATGGTGTAGGTTTTGACGCCTATTTGACAATTCGTAGAAGTGTAGCTGGCGGAACATTCGTTGATGACTTCATTCCTAATGGTAGTCAGACTAATACTACTAACAATAGAATGCTTACTAGAAATTATGGAGGTGCTTCTAGAAACGAAATCGGCAACAGTATGGCAATTTTAGATACTCCTACTTACTCATTAGGTGAATCAATAGAATATAAACTATACGGAAGGAGTGGTACATCAGGTCAAAACATTGAAGTACCAAGTAGTCCTAACCGTTCACCAGTACTTTGTTTCGCAACGGAGATAGCAGCATGATTATTACAGATATAGAAGCATTAAAGTCATTAAAACCCGGTAAAGAATGGACATGGCGGGGTGACAAATACTCAGGACTTGAGTGGTTAGATTCTGGTACAGCACCAACTGAAGCTGAAATAAATGCAGAAATAACTAGATTAACTAATTTAGAGCCTGCAAGACTTCTTAGAGTAGAAAGAGATGCAAGACTAGTAGCTTGCGATTGGAGAGCCAGTTCTGATCTAACACTTACAGATGCTTGGAAAACATATCGTCAAGCATTAAGAGATTTGCCAGCTAGTTCAACACCTAAAGTTGATGCTAATGGTGATTTAGATTTAACATCAGTTACTTGGCCTACAGAACCTAGCTAATGGAAATACCCAGCATAGTAATCCCGCCTGTACAAGATATAGAAACAATATCTATACCATTACCTACTGCTGACGTACCGAGTTATGTACCCTTGGTTGTACCTCCTAGTGATTTACAAGAACCAAAGGGTACAAAACCTGTAGAAACGGTGGACCCGCCTAAACCAACTTTACCACCTCCTTTTCCACCTTATCCTTTACCATCGACTGAGGTGTTAGTTCCTACAGTCATTACAGCTGTTACAGCAGTGGCAGCTACAACTGTAGCAACTCCTATCATACAAGATATTAAAGAAAGAATAACAAAGTTCTTAAATAATAAAATAAA